GGCGGGGTGAATTGTCCTCTGGACAAGAGGGGCAGCAAGCCCCTCATCGTTTTTTGTACAAGAAACGAAAAGGGTACTGTGGTGATTAAGAAGGCCGGCTTCAACTGCGAACCGTCCACCTCTGGTCTCCGCGCCGGGTGGTGCTTCGGCAACCTCAACGACGGTGGCAATGACGGTGTGGCTTGCCGCAACTCGAACAATTCGGTCGGGAACGCGAACTGGAACGGCTCTCTTGGCGCAACTGGTTACGAGCGGAATGTATATCCGAAAATCATTGCACCACAGCATCCTCGCTTATGTGCGAAAATTGCTTGAAACCGGCGGAGGTTGGTACTGAAAGGGAAGACCACCGATAGTAACCAGATGATATACAGAAAGAAGGTAGCAAAGTACGATCACGAGATGCAAACCCGCTGAGGTGAACATCGACTCCGCAGCATTCAATCTCCCTGCTACCGTTAAAGCATTCAAAGGCAAGTTGAAGCGGAACGACTTTCAGCGCGAACTGATTCATACTGGCCTGATAAAGAAAAGCGAGATTGCTTTTGAACGGCTGGACAAGCACAATGACCGGCCCAAAACCAACGCAGCCATCGCCGCCTACAACGACTATCTCACATCCTGTATCAACGAGCGAAACCTTGGCCTGAAGCCGATTCGATGCTTTCAGCGCGTTGACGGTCTGACGCAGAAGCTCCGCGACATTTGCCAAGAAAGCCCTAAGCAGCAGGTCTTGGAGTACATCGCTGTTGAAGCGTTGATGCCCCTGTTCCGCGCCAAACTGCTCCCGGTGCAATATGGAAGCATCCCCGGACGTGGCCAAGTCCTCGGCAAACGGAAAATCGAACGCATTCTCCGCATCAAGCTGAAATGCAAAATCACCGTGGCGAAAGGCGATGTCAAGAAGGCGTACCCCTCCGTCACCGTCGAGTGCTCCATGACCTTGTTGCGCCGCGACATCGGCAAGAATAAGCCGCTGCTGTGGTTTGCCGGCGCGTTGATGGAGAACTATCCGGGCGGCCATCTCTGCATTGGCTCCTACCTCTCCACATGGCTGTTCAACTACGTCATGTCCTATGTCCTGCGGTATGCCCTGAGCCTTGCTCAATGCCGCCGTGGAGTGCGAACTGCATACGTCAAAGCCATCGTCTGCTACGCGGACGATTTTTCTTTGTTCGGATTCTATTCGCAGCTCGTCAAGGTCATACGGAAATCGACCAAGTGGGCTAAGGACCACCTCGGCATCAATATCAAACCTGCGTGGCAGATTTACCGGCCAGACACGTTCGATGAGGAGAAAGCCGTTCACCGCGAGAGAGCCACCGGCAGTCACCGGCGCACCGAGGGCGTTGACATGATGGGCTTTGTCGTTCGCAGAACCTACACCATCATCCGAGGTCGCATCTTCCTACGCATCCGCAAGCAAGTCCTGCGAGCATGGGAAGACATCAAGCGGCTCGGCTATCTGCCATGGTGGAGAGCTTGCCGTATCACGGCCTACAAGGGCTGGGTGAAGTTCTCCGACAGTGTGAAGTTCGCCGTAGCATATCGCTTTTATCCGTTATTGAAGCTCGCTCGTCAGAGCGTTAGTACACATGGTCGAAAGGAGTATGTGAAAAATGAGCAAAGAATTCTACTCGTTGCAGCCTCTGGCTGTTGAGGTGCATCCTGTCAGCACTGGCACGGACATTATTCTGCGCCGCGACATCAAGGAATGCACCCTGACCAACACCGTCACCGATGACGACGGCAACTCCGTCGAGCAGGAGTCCACTGCGTTCTCCTGCGAGGAGATGCAGTACCGCCATCGCGGTGAGGTGACTGCTGATGAGGTGGCCGCCAAGTTCGATTACTGGTGGGACATTGCCAGCGGCAAGACTCAGCAGGAGGCCGATGACAATGAGGCCGAACGCAATGATGAGCCTACACTCGCCGAGCGCGTTAGTACGTTGGAAGATGCTTTTATGAATCTGGTGGAGGTAATTCTCGATGGCGAATCTGAGTAAGCTGGCAAAGTTCTACGCAATGCAGGTCAAGCTGCACAAGATCACGATTGACGAAGTTCCTGAGCGTCTTCAGGATGCCGTCAAAGCCCTGCTCGATGCCAATGCGTAAGGGCGAGTATTACAGCCACGACCTGCTCGAAATGGCAGCCTACGGCATCCTCGGCCTTCCACGCACCGAGGAGAACGAGGAGAAGGTGCTGAACCTCCATAATCACCTCATCTGGAAGTCGTATGAGCGCGGCAAGGATGATGTGACTGATGCCATCATGGACGAAGCAGAGCGTTTGGCCGAATCCGAAGAAAGCCCGCCGTTCGCTCTGCGGTGAGCCAGATACAGGAGGCTCAAGGTGAGTATTGTCACATTCAAGAGCGGCGATAAGACCGCCCTGACCGAGAACTTCACACGCAGCGAGTTTGCTTGCCCTTGCGGGTGCAACTCGCAGATGATCGAGCAGGAGCTTGCCGATAAGATTCAGGGTATCCGGGACGACCTCGGCAAGAAAATCCGCATTACCAGCGGCTACCGTTGTGTCAGCCACAACGCCAGCAAGAAAGTCGGCGGCAGCAAGCAGAGCCGTCATCTGTACGGCATCGCTGCCGACTGGAGAACGGAAGACCGCTCTGTCAACCCTGTCTGCCTTGGCATTCTGGCGCAGAAAGCCGGGTTTGGCGGCATCGGCATCTACTGGCACAGCAGGGGAGCATTCGTACACACCGACACGCGTGGCGGCAAGGCCACATGGCTCTGCACCACGCCCGGACAGTACCCCAGCACCAGCTACAACGCATTCATTCTCCCGACCATCGAACAGGGGTGTTCTGGAGCTGCAAATCGCAGCGCGACCATCATGCTCCAGAAGCTCCTGAAGGTCAACGCTGACGGCATCTTTGGCTCTGGTACGACCAAGGCTCTGATGCTCGCCCAGCAGAAGCACGGCCTCGTGCCCGATGGCATCTGCGGTCCTAAGAGCTGGACCGCGCTGTCTGGCGCAAGCAAGTATCTGTGAGAGGGGAGGTGATACCGATGTGGGATTTCATTATCCAGTATTGGGCTGAGTGGGCGTTTGGGCTTCTCGGTACTGCTGTCATCGCGGTGGCCATCAAGTACAAAGCTCTGCTCGACGGCGTACTGGCGATTCTGCACGACCGCATTTATCAGGCTTGCCAGCATTATATCCAGCAGGGGTATATCGACATGGCTGGCCTGAAAAACCTCGAATACCTCTACCGAAGCTACCACGCTTTAGGCGGAAATGGGACCGGGACTGAGCTTTTTAACAGAGCCAAGGCCCTGCCTATTCACGACAACTGATTTGAGAAAGGAATAATACCATGAAGTACACCAACAAGATTACCGCCGCCACCATCGCTCGCACTGCCGCACTGCTGCTGGCTCTGGCAAACCAGATTCTCAGCGCATTCGGCAAGTCCCCGCTGCCCATCGAGAGCAGCACTGTGGAGCAGCTTGTGACCGTTGGCATCACCACGGTCACCGCCCTGATTAACTGGTGGTACAACAACTCCTTCACTCAGGCGGCGATGGAGGCCGACAAGACCTACGACCGCATGAAGCAGAATGGCTTCTGATGATTTGTCGATGCCGTCAAATCATCGACCATCCCGGTGGCTCCACCACGATGGATGACCATTTTGCCGCACTCGGCATAATGGTATAGCACGACCCCCTCTGACCTATATTGGTTGGAGGGGGTCTTTTTTTGTTGCGTTCGACTCCGTTTCATGCTATACTGGTGCATATTATTTCGCTTTCATTCGCATATCAAATGAAAGGTTGGATGCCCGATGATTGAAATTCGTGAGGAAAAGCTACATGAACTTTTGACATCTCGCAACAAGTTCATCGGTCCATCGGAGATTCCGTATGATGGATGGTTTGCCGATGCAGCACTCTTGCTCTCGGTTATCGCCACTGATTACAAGCCGCTTCTTGGTATTCCGGCGAGCTTCATAAAAGGATTCTTCTATGTGATTCTTGCTGCATACACTGGCTTTCTTATCCTGAGGACTATCAAGGCAAAGAAAGATGCCTATACGTTCCAAAATCTTTACGATGATATTTTGAACTCCTCGGAACGTCCACATGCCTTTTGCCTTATCGTTGTCAGGAGCACGTTCGAGTCCTGCTCGAATCGATATTTGCTCCTATACGATGAACGCTGGAAGTGCTTTCTTTTCCCATACATCAAAAGCGGTGCATCGCCCGAAGCCTGTCAGCAGCGCATAAAGGAGTATCTTTCCTCCCATCTCGGTGTTCCTGCCGATTCAATAAACCCTGTGTTCCGATTTGAGAAAGAGCATGAGAAATACTCGGTTTCCGATAAGGTCAATAAGCTGTATCATCACAGCTTTTATGAAGTTGACCTCGCCGATTATGTTCTCGCGAACAGCTCAAGCCGAATCAAGAGCAGGTACTTTGAGATGAATGGCTACGGATACGAATGGATGACCGTTGCTGAAATGCACCAGAGCAAAAATATCATGGATAAAAACGGCGAAACTGTCGATGACATCTCCGACTACTACGGAGTATAAATAAGACCAGCAAGACACCCCTCTAATCGCTTCATGCGGTCAGAGGGGTGTTCTTCTTTATGAAGTTTTCCTCGGATTCCAGATGGCATCACTCATCCAGATTTCCTCGCTCAGCTTGTACAGCATGGACTGACGCTCCATGATGGAGGTCTTGTTCCATTCTGGCCACGCCTTCAGCTTCTCATTGGCCTTCGTGATGGCGTTGTTCTTGCCAACGTCCACCAGCTCCGGCAGGGAGGATGTAAGGTACACTGTGGACTGCCTGTAATCCACACATTTGTCCTGATAGGTGCTATTGTGAATCGAGCGGTTGATAGTGCTTTCCAGCAGCGTGAGGTTTCCAAGGCGGTTTACGATGATGGAGAACTCGTCCTCATCTACGCCGTACTGCGCCTTGTCTGCACAGGTCTGCGGCATGATGTGCTCAATCTCGAACGACCACGGAATTAGCCGCGCCAGCTCCTCGATTGTCGGCTCATCCGTCATGCCGTTGCCTGTACGGAGGCCGTTCACATAGGCAGCGAGCTTTGCCATGATGAACTTGACTCTGTACTGCTGCATACTGTTCAGGCCCAGTCGCATGAAGTTTGCCTCGTTGTCCTCTTTCCACCGGCTGACTTCCGGCAGGACGGAGGAGCTGATGAAGGTGTCCAGCTCATCGGAGGTTTTGATGCCCCTGATCTGCCCGCACCACTTCACGAAAATGCGCTCGATGTCGTTCGTTGTCACCCTGTTGATGACCGTGTAGTAAACGATGGACTCGACCAGAATCTCGAATCGGTCAAGCACCGCTGGCTCCATGTTTGAAGCGGCCAGCAGGAGCATCAAATGCAGACGGTATGATGTGCCCGCCAGCAGGGGGATGTTTTTCAGACTTCTAGTACCCCCCCCCCATGAATTTGCAGGCTTCTTGCAATTTGCATAGAATGAGGCTGAATCTTTCATGCCTTGGACGAATTTGAACGGAGCGGACGCATACGGACACTGTTTCTTGTTGGCTTTGAGCCATGCGAAGATACGGTCTTCACGGAGAACGCCATTCGGCTCCTTTGAAACGTCGTACTTGGCCATGATGAAGTAGCGCAGGAAGCGCAGCGGCTTCTCGTCGATTCGCTCCAGCTCGTTGATGACCGATTTCCATTCGGTGTTGAGAGCCGCGAACTGGTTTGGCTGCACGTTTGTGAACAGCATATTCTTCAGCAGGTCGATTGGGTCGAGGTTCTTGCCGCGCTCGTTGATCGTCTCGAACATCTTCAGTGCGTCCACCACGTTCTGCGTGTCGATACGCACGAAGCTGGACTTGTACAGCAGAAATGCCGCAAATGGACCGAACGATGTGATGTCGGCAAAGTTATCCCGCATGAACTGCTCGACGACTTCTGCTGCATCGAAAAGGCGGCCTCCTGTTTTTGAAACATCGCTCGGCCGAGGCTCGCCCTTGGCAATCAGCTCAAGGCAGTTTGTGACGTTCTGGTGCTGAAGCTCCAGCCGATACCGCGTAACAGGAACGCCGTACTGGTTGAGGCTCGTTCCGCAGATGAGCTGGTCGATAGATGCCGTCGGGATGCCGTACTCCGCGTACAGCTTCTTCACGATGCAGAGGATGATGAAGAACGTGGTCAACCGCTGCTGTCCATCCACCAACTCGAAATCGCCATTGGCACTGCACGTTACGATGGTGCCGAGGAAGTATGCTTTGTTCTTGTCGCTGGTGTAGGCATCCAGCAGGTCCTCCATAAGCTGCTTGACCTGCGTTTTCTCCCAGACGTACTCGCGCTGGTATTCCGGGATGACGTAGAAGGCACTGAACGCCGTATTGATGCTCTCATCGGTGTACCTGATATTGGTTTGCCCCATGATTTTGTTCCTCCAGTTTTGATTTTGTGATGCTCAAAACGGCGGGTCAACCGCGTCCATTGGACAGTCCGTGTGACGTCACGCGGACGCAGTGAACCAGCCGAAAAATCTGTAATTCCGAGGATTTTGGGTCAAATGTCACGCGGACGGTCACAGGGACGGTCACGCGGACAAAATTCGGACGCATTTTTTGACCCGAAATTTGACCTGACGATAATGTTGCATTTTTCATGGATTTCTGTTGGAAAAATCCGTAGTTCCACGCATTTAGGGTCAAATGTCACGCGGACAGTCCAATGGAACGTCCGTGACCATAAAGAATAAGAGAAAAAGTATATTAGTTATATATGGTCAAATGAACTGGGTCAATCGGGTCAAATTGTTTTGCCGTCCGGCATCTTGAATGTGTAAACGAACTCCATCCCCAATGCCTTGGCAATCTGCTCCATCTCTATCCGGCTGAACGATTCGCGCTTCATGCGGGCGTTGAAGTTTGACTTGTTCATCCCGATCTTGTCTGCCAGCTCCGCCTGCGTCATGCCGGCATAGCTGAGTGCCACCTTGATAAGCTGCTCCGTTGTCATAGTATTCTCCTCTCTGGCGACCGCATGGCCGCCTTTTTGTTTGCCTTCAGTATAAACGCTGGAGGTAACGAGGTCAACCGATTTGGCAAAAAAATCTGTAAAAACGTAGATTTTTCGGTTGACAAAAGCCCGCCACCTGTGCGAAGATATAAGTACAAAAACAACACACCTACGAAAGAAAACGGAGGAATGAATATGAATAAAGCATACGTTGAGCAGATTCGCAACGGCCTGAGCACCACCGCGCTCTCTATGGATACCCAGTGGGCGATGATGCACAACCACAAGCTGAACGATCAGCAGCGGCTTTCCAGCGAGGCTTGCTATCAGGGCTTGATGCAGACTCTCTGCTTCATGGGCGGCGACTGGGTACGCGACCAGCACGGCAAGCACCGCGTCTTCCTTGCCGGTATGTCCAGCAGGGAAAATGACGAGTACACCTGCGAAGAATAAGAACAGAGCGCACCCGCCGAGTGTGGTAGGTGCGCTCATTTTCTTGTAAAAAAATACGTCAAATCGTAGATTTTCGCTTGTCAAATGAATGAACTTGTGCGATAATAAAGTTACCAAAACAACACCAAAAATCCACTGAGGAGGTAACTGCATGGAAATTTCGCACAGAGCGCGCTGGCCGCCCAAAACGGCTTGACCGCTCAACATCTAGGCAGGAGGTGTATGAAAAATGAAAGAAGCTGATAGCATGAGCGCAAAGGAAATGGATAGGTTGTCCGACTGGCTGAAAAGCCACGGCCACACGGCAGACGATGTTCTGGACTGCCTGAAGTACATAGCACAAGACAAGACCCCCGCATCCAAAACCCCTGAGAAAAAATAAAAGCCTAGGCTTCCCGAACTTGACCGGGACGGAAGCCTAGACCTTGGAAAGCAGCCGGGAGTCCTGCCACCCGGCTTGCTTTTTAATTTTAACAAGGCCGGCAGGAGAAATCAAGAGGTTCACGATGAAAGTTAAAGAATACGCCGATTTCGGCCATTACGAGCGCGACCCCCACCGTCAGGACGTTGACCTGATCTGCATTGTCGGCAAGCCGAACGGCTATGTCTGCGCCGACCTCATCACCGACTGCCGCCGCTGGCAGACCGCGTTTCGCCGCTTCTTCAATGTCCTCGGCAGCGACCCTCGGTTTGAGGGCTGGGATTCCACCGTGTACGAGGCGATGCTCAACGGCGTGTGGAAGGACAAGGAGATGGTGGACGACAAGTACACCGGCTGCTGGTTCTGGGAGGTCGAAGACCTCGATGGCCGCTTCTACATCTGCCTGAATGTGCCGGGGGAGGTGAACGTCTGATGGCCCACAAAATGCCGTATTCGCTCGTTCTTGATGGCAAGACCATCTTTGAGAGCAACTACCTGCCATACATGAAACGGTATGCTGATGAGCAGCTTGAGGAGTTCAACGGCTTCTACGCTGAGATTCGTCGTTACCGCAAGGTTTACGCATTCCGCTTCTACAACACGAAGTGGTCCCGCTGAAAGGAGAGATTTACATGGCACTATATGCCGTCTACTACCAGACCGGCGTTTCGCCCCTCGATGGCGAGCCGCTGTGCACGGTTTGCCTCATCACGCAGTCTGAGGCTGCCGCCATTGCCAAGGAGCAGGAGCTGACCAAGGCAGGTCTGACCGCATGGTACGACCAGATTCAGTAAGGAGATGATGCCCTATGACCAACCAGAACCCGATGACGCTGCCTGTGTACAGCGATCAGGCCATCAGCAGGATGTTCTGCGACTACGTTGATTCCACGAACTGCAAGGAGCGGCACACCGCCGCCGCAGTCCGTGACTACGATGTCTTCGCCGATTACGTCGAGAACGAGACCCGGAGCAGCAACACCGTCCAGAACGCCCTGCTCGAAAAGGCAATGGACTTTGCCGTGGAGTATGAGGAGAGCGGATTCATCGCCGGTTTCCGCTGGGCTGTTATGATGTTCCTGCATGGTGCGCCTGAGCCGCCCGCAGAAGCCCCAGAACGCGCCTCCGAGCCTCCGACAAGAAAACTCCAGCCCGAACCGGCAAAGTCCGCTCCTGCGCCCTCTGCGCCGCTTCTGCGTGATGTCGAGGATGACAGGTGCGTTGACAAGCCTGTTGCTGGCTGCATCACCACGAAGCAGATTGCCGAACTGTTCAGCACCAGCAACTTCAAGGTTGTGCGGCGCATTGATGAGCGCATCATGCCGTACCTCGACAGCGAGACCCGGAAGAACTTCCAGCTCGTGCGCGGCTTCAACTCCCAGCACAAGAAAACGACCTTCTACCGCCTGAATCGCACCGCCTGTGATCTGTACCTCGAAGAAATCTCGAAGTACAAGAAGCTCGTCAACGTCGCCGGTGGCTGCGGCGCGATGCAGGAGCTTGTCGCCAAAGTTTTCCCGGCGGATGCACGAAGCCTTCCCCGGTGAGCTGGATTTTTCCAGATAATTTTCAACATAGCTGGAAAATTCGGTTGACAAATTGGAAAATTCCAGCTAGAATAAAGTTACAATCTATCAAACAACAGATTTTTGGAGGAAAAAAGTATGTTGAACGCCAATAACGCGCCCGCCTTTAACGCCAACGATGAGGCTTGCTTCATCCGTCTCCTCGACAGCCGCGAGCAGCAGCGTCGCCGTGCAGCCCGCCGTCAGCAGGATGCAGACCGCACCCGCCTGATTTCGGCCCTCAAGACCGTCGGCATCGCGGCTCTGGACCTCGCACTCGTCCTGTTCATCATCTGCACTGTTTTCTGAGAGGAGGAAGTTAGGTATGGCTGACGAGTATGTCGCGCTGCTCTCTGATGCTGATGCGCACCTGCTCAACGAGATGTCTAAAAAGCTCTCAGAAATGAGCAATCAGCTCGACCCTGTTGTCGATGCTTTGTGGGACAGAGCCAACGCCTCCCACGGCTTGAGCGACAAAGATGACCTTGTTGCCATCAACGACATGATGAGCAACATCGAAAGCTGCATTGGAGACGCTGTTTCGTACATCGACCGCTTGCTCGAAGGTTATTTGCTCAAAGACCGCGAGGAGGAATGACTATGGGACGCGGAAATGTTCACCCTGATGGCCCCTACGAAGGGGTGTTCTACATCGACAATGACTACACGGCTGTTTATCGGAAGGTCAATGCCGCCGATGACGACATGGATGACCGCAAGCTCCGCTACTGGTTCGGCACCGATTCTCCCGAAGAAAAGGGCTTTGAGTACGATGAGTGCGAAAGCGTCGATGAGGAAGATTATGACCTGCGATCGTTCTCCGATGACTTCGTGAATCGGTTTCCTGATTTCAGCAAAACGAACGAGAATATTTCAAGGACTCGGCGAGCGATTCTCGAAAGCCCACTGTTCTACGTTGCCGTTGAGGACAATGAATGGTCCACCGCTGTCGAGCTGATTCAGAAAGACACCGACTCCGATCTCGACCTGAACTCGCAGAATGCTTTGTACCGCATCTACCTCGATGCCATGAAGAAGATTCTGCTGTGGCTGTTCCCAAGCATCGGCATCTACACCGGGCCGTGGACGCACGGAATCATCACGAGAGAGGAGGCTGGCTTATGCTGAGCGACCTGATTACCGACCTCATCCGGGCAAAGACCCCGAAGGAGAAGGAGGCAGCCTACCGGCGGCTGGAAAAGCTCGGCGTTGACCGATTTACCGCCGATGTCGCCGCTGAAGAACTCCGCAAGGAGGTGCGAACGTGAGGTTTGCGCCGAACATTAAATCGTTCGAGCAAAATATCAAATCGCTTTTGAAATTGAAGGAGAAAAGTGAAATGCCTGAAAAGAAATTTGAAATTTTGGTTCAGATTCGTGCTGCACTGACCCAGCAGGACATCGACGACATCATGGTGTCTGCCCTCGAAGGCGGCATCAACTACTGGTGCAGGCGCGTTGTCGTGCAGGGTGACTACCTCGGTGAGTACGCCAGCGAGCAGATTTCGCGCGGCGGGAAGCTCGCCATCTGGCTCGATGAGCCGTTTGAGGATGACAAGACCTGCTATATGCTCGACCGCGACAAGTTCCTTGCCGGCTTCAAGCTGTGGCTGGAAAAAGGCGGGGACAGCTATGACGCGATCGACTACTCCGATGGCTCCGTTGACTGCGGGCAGATTGATGCCAACTGCGCCGACGAAATTGTCCAGTACGCGCTGTTCGGCGAGCTGGTATTTGGCTGAGAAGGGAGATGAGATCATGGGCGTTGCCGCCGATACCATCTGCCGCTGCATGAAGAAAAAGAAGCTCCGGCAGAAAACCGTGGCTGCCAGTCTGAATGAGAATCCTCGCCAGATTAACCAGCAGCTTCGGCGCATGGATGACATCAAGGTGGAGCGTTTCTGCAAGTACGCTGATGCCCTCGGCTATGATGTTGCTGTCATCGACCGAGAGAGCGGGGAAGTGGAAAAGCTCGACCCTGCGAAAAATAACCTGTGAAATCATAGACCATTTGCTTGTCAAACGGTCGGCATCTGTGCGAAGATAAAGTTACCAAAATCAACAACCTCGTTACCTGCAAAAGTGATTTTGGACTTTGAAAATGGAGGAATTGATATGGACTACAACGCCTCGAACTCCGTACTTCCGTCGAAAGACGCTCTCCTTGAGTTTCTGAAGACGCACAAGTACAAGTCTCTCCCGACTGCCATTGATGCCGCGCGGAGCGGCAAGAAGCTTGTCTTCATCTTTCTCGATCAGGAAGCCTACGGCGACCGCAGCTATTACTACTGCGAGGAAGATGACATCGTTTACTCCGAATACTTGAGCATCGGAGACTGAGGAGGAATTTGATATGGCAAAGCTCTACGTTTCCCTTACGCCTGAAGAAGTGCGGGCGAGCATCCCTTACGACCTCATCTGCATGGTTCGGTACGGCTGCACATGGAACACCGGCCGCCGTCGCCGCGCTTGGCAGCTCGACTTCACCGAGGACGAGAAGAAGGCTGCTGGCCGGCTGTTCCGGCAGTCCTTTGAGTGGACCTGCGGCCGGGGCTTGTCCGGCACCATCCGTATGACCATGAACACGTTCAACCTGTGGCGCAAGCTCGGCGAGTTCTGCGCATCCGTATGAGAGGAGCGAAGACCATGATTGAGCAGAAGTACATTGACGTTATCGAGAGCCTTGGCTGGAACATCCTTGGCGACCTGAACGACACCGGCGTTGAACTCCAGCAGGCATCTCCTGCCGGCGAGGATTTTGTTTTCTATACTGACACCGCAGACTTTCCCAAGGGCGTTATTGAGTACGCCCGTGACTTTGACCCTGACGAACACGTTGAGCTGTGGGTCGAGCATCGCGGGGAGGGCGGCTGTCCCTCCACCGTCCGCGAGCTGGTTGATGATGCTGAGGCCATCAAGAAGATGCTCAAGACACTCGCAGATGCACTGATTACGGCACAGAGCGGTGGAAGGTCGTGGCTGCTCGGCGATGACCTTGTGACCGAAGATAACCTTTTGGACGGCTTCTCGTTCTACGATGTCATCCTTGCCGTGCACTGCAACTGCAAGACCATAGACAGGAACGCCATCCGCACTCAGGTTCAGGAAATCCTCAGCCAGCGGCTCGAAGACATGAACTACCTGCTCGACCGCAACATCGACAAGATTGCCGAAGAAGCACGAAAGGGGAGAGAGTGATATGAAAAAGGTCGTTAGTCCGTGCTTCTGCAAGGTCCACACTCGCAGCGGCAATGAAGCGACTGCGCGGGCATTCTGCGAAATCCAGTTTGAGAATGGCAGACTCAGCATCACCGGCGTTATCGGTCCTCTGCGCAGCGGCGACTGTCGTGGCGGTGCTGGTCAGTGCGTTGATGAAATCCGCGAAGGCTGCCCCTGCGATGAATGGACGCAGGAAATGCTCGACAAGTTCTGCTCCATCTGGGACGAGTGGCATTTGAACGATATGCGTCCGTACTGCAAGCACCAGAAGGAGCTCGGCTGGGACAAGCTGGCCGTCACGCCTGTCACTCTGTACCACTATCGGCTGAACAGCAAAACCCTCCGGCGGCAGGAATCCATGAAGAAAAGCTCGTGGAAGATGCTCTGCGATGGCATGACCGCAGCTCTTAGCGATGACCAGATCGAGGTTGCCAAACTGCCGTACAGCATCACTCTTCCGCACGAAATCTCCGGCGATGCAGCTCTGTACTACGAGCCGAAGAAATCGCTTTATCCCGGAATGGCCGGAGCAACCGAAACGAAAACCATCGGCTGGCTCAACCCTGATGAACACCCCGATGGCATCCTCGGTAAGCCCTGCCCGGTCTGCGGCTACCAGTATGGCCACGCATGGCAGACCGAAGAAGTTCCGCAGGAAGTGATCGACTGGCTGTTCAATTTGCCCGAATCGCCTGTCGTTCCGGCGTGGGTGTGATTATGGGAAGCTACGAACAGCTCTCCATGTTCACGATGAGCATGGAACCGACCACCGCGATGTGCTGCTTTGGCCGGGGGCTTGCGTCCGCAACGCCTATCGAAACATGGATGACCGATCTCGTCCCGAACGGTGAGTACGTTATCCACGTTGCCGGTCATCCGCTCGTCCTGCGTCCGGCAGGAATCACACGGAAAGCCATTCCGAAAGGTCACGAGTTCTACCACTACCTGATTGGCGACAAGCTCTACGCTGGTATCTTTGTTGGGAGGGATGCACGATGATGGACAGAATCATTGTCACAGCAGCGGGCATCTGTTTTTCGCACTCTCGTCCGAATGGATGATTCACCTGTGCAATGGCTACCGCGACAGATTCGAGGAACGCATGGCACAGTATCTTTGATGGAGGTTTGAGACTATGAACAAGAAGAAAGTTCCCTACAACACGCAGGTGCAGTTTGCAATTATGGCCGGCAAAAGCGATGAGGCACACGACGTCGTTGGTCGCGCTCTTGCCGAAATTGGCAATGGTGCTCTTGAGTTTGCCCAGAGCTATCCGTTTGACGACTTGCCGTTCGTTATTGTCGCCATGAAGGTTGCTGTCAATGCGCTTGAGTCTATGCTTGGCCCCAACGGAAAGGCACTTGCCGACACCATTTACAGCCGTACCGACAGCATTGTCGTTGATGCCTCTGAGTTCAAGCGTCAGGCGAAAGGTGGTGATGGAAATGGCTGACATTGCGGGCGAAGCTCCCACGGTTGAGCTGGGAAATCAGTGGGTAAGAACTGCTGACAGAATGCCCGATATTCCGGGCAATGAAAAATCATGGGCTCATGTATCTGTGATAGCAGCTGAAAAAGGCAGAAAGAAGTCCGGCCCGATGATTTATGAACGTGCTGTCATTCGCGGTAAGACGGTCTACCGCTGGAAATATATCTGGGACCGAATTTACGATGGTGATGGCATTTTTGCATGGATGCCATACCCTGAATCGCCAGAGGAGGAAGTAGAAAATGGATAAAGCTGTCCTAATAAGCATCAAGCCTAAGTGGTGCGACCTCATCGTGCTGGGCAAGAAAACTATTGAGGTGCGCAAGACCCGTCCGAAGTTGGAAACGCCGTTCAAGGCGTACATCTACTGCACGAAAGCTCCGCAGCATCTTATCACCATTTTCAAGGATGGCGAAGAAACTGTGGACGGAGAAATCCACCACGGAAAGCCTGTATTTTTGAAGTGTGATAAGTACCTGCCGGATAGTGTTCGTGATAAGACCCAGATGGTTATTGGGGAGTTCACCTGCGACGATATTGATAGAATTACGCCGCTTACAAGCTCTATTCCGGGAAATCTCGAAGAAAGGATTTTTGGAAGTTGCCTTACAGCGCAGCAGGTAGAGGCCTACGCTGGCTGGAAAGGGTGGATGCGTTTGGCTGACTGCCACGATGCGTACTGCTGGCATATTTCCAACCTCAAAATCTACGATAAGCCCCGCAATCTGCACGAGTTCGTCCGCTTCAATTTTCAAGGCATGAACGGAACGAATATTTGCGGGAACACGGAATGCGAGAATTATATGCCGTCCGACAGTTGGATGCAGCCGCCAGAATGTGCCATTGAAGGGTGCTATCTGAAACGCCCTCCGCAGAGCTGGTGCTATGTAAAGGAGATGCAATATGGACATCGTTAAATCGCCCGAATTTCTCATCCGTATTGTCGATGACACCTACGGCATGAAGCTGGAGCCTGTTGAGGCCGAAATGCTCCTCGGCTACCTCGAAGGCAGCGATTTCTGCCTGCTGTTCGAGTTCAACTGCGACTACCACTGCGAAGTCCTGCGCATCCACGACAACCAGAGCACCAATGAGGACTCCGGCGAGATCGTCTACAAGATCGCGCAGGTCATTGAGTTCTGCCAGCGTTGCAATGCCGCCATCCTCTCCGAGCAGGAGAACCTACGAAATTCGCCTGATGAGTACGTCCGCGAACTGCGGAAGGACGAGGCTCTGCTTAACCGGCTCGTGGCAGCCGCATGGCGCGCTGTTCCATTTGCCAGCGTACATCTGCTCGACAGAATTATGATGAGAAACGCCCAGAAAGCATAATGTTCCGCAGTCAGCGCACGGTTGTCTCGTGCGTTGACTGCATTTGCTGTAACCACAAAAAAATATGTTATACCGTAGATTTTTCGATTGACAAAAGTAAGCCCCCTGTGCGATAATATAATTACAGAAAACAACATATCACCGTTAAAAAATAGGAGGCAACGATTATGAAAAAGTTTGAAGAAATGAGCAAGTCCGAGATGGAAGCCGAAATCGCATTCACGAAGGACTTTGTGAACAACGGCGGCTGCCTGAACCAGAGCCAGTGGAACCGCGTTCTCAAGCTCATGGAGCTTGTCAAGGAGGGCTGAGCAATGAACGTTCTGTACATCGAAGGCCGCCGGAACGGCTATGGCCCCGACCAGTGCGGCCGGACGATGACCGTTTCCGAGATGATTGACTTCCTGAGCCAGTTCGATGGCGACCTGCCCATCTACCTGAACAACGACAGCGGCTACACGTTCGGTAATATCGACGAGGACAGCTTCAGCGAGTGCAAGTACAACGACCCCGATGCCGACTACGAAGTGCCTGACGACGAAGTGGATTTTGAGGAGAAATGAATATGTTTGACCTGCGTGAGCACAAGGGCCTCATTCGCAGGCTGGTTTCCGAAGCCAACCAGAACGACGAAAACTGGCGTTGGTCGGTCAAGTCCGTGGGCAAGGAAAAGGTTCGTATCTTCTGGGAGTATCTGGAGTATTGCGGCCAGAAGGAGCCGTACTTCAGCCTCGTGCTTGAGGACACCGGCGATGGCTGCTGGATTACGGCGAAGAACGAACATGGCGAGACCATGAACTCCGAAATCGTGGAGGACAAGGAACTGCCGTACCTGAACACCCCGATTGAGGAAGCCATCAAAATGATGGCCTATTCGATTATCAACACCGCTCACCACTGCTACTGACAGGAGGAAGTTACATGAAGTTCGCAGACATCAACCGCCAGTTCACTGAGATTGCTGAAAGCTATCTCGACCACGGCTACCACATCAACACCGCCACCATGGGACCGAGCAGCGGCGAAGTTGCTCATCTCGATCTGACTAATGGCAGCGTAGTCATCCGAATCGTGCTCCAGAGCTTTTTCAAAGATGACGATTTCTACAACGAAGGCTATGAGCTTATCGTTGGAAGTGCAAATGAAGCTGCTCCCGATGCACAGCCTTCCATGTTTGTTTCGATTTGGAACAACCGTCTTCATGTCGTAGAACGGCACAAGTTCTTCTGCACTGGCAGCGTTCTCAAAGGAAAGCACCACGGTGAACGCTTCTATGGAACAAGGGATGAGGCTGAGGCTGCCGCCAAGACCCGCTCAGACCGCGCTGTCGCAATTTATATGTCGGCTTGCCCCAGCGTGATGACCAGCAGAGCTGCCAAAATTGCTGAGCGGTACATCAGCCGGGTCACCGGCATCAAGCACCCGAACCGCGCGAAGCTCAATGTTCGCCACGCAATCCGCCGGGATGACGAACGAGTCTATGGACAGTACATCGTCACCTACAACGGCAAGTCCTACATCCTGCACTGAGAGAAAGGAGAATCCCTATGAACGGTTGTTTTCACCGTGGTGAGATTTACCACATCCTGCCCGAAGACAACGAAACCGGCAGCGAGCAGTACAGTGGCCGCCCGGCTATCATCGTCAGCAACGAAGCGAACAACAAGTTCGCGCCCACTCTGGAGGTTGTCTACCTGACCACCAAGCCGAAGAAGGCTCTGCCCACGCACGTTAGCATCGAGGCTGCCCGATTCCGCTCCATCGCCCTGTGCGAGCAGGTCCACACCGTTGCCAAGACGCGCGTTGGCGACTACATTGACAAGCTCTCCAAGTACGAGGTCGAAGATGTCGATGCTGCCATCGTCATCAGCCTTGGCCTCGAAAATGCGCTAGCCGCCGCGAGAAAGTGAGGAAGAACGACTATGGAACAGCTCAAGTTGAAGCCCTGCCCGTTCTGCGGCGGCAGAGCGCGAGTAATTGGAAAGCGGAAAAGTGGCTCGACCTGCTACTGCATTTCCTGCTCCAGTTGTGGCGCCAAGAGCCGTGTCGCCTTCGTTCAGCCTTGGCACGACAGCAAGTTTGTCGCCCAGTGTCAGGCTGCCAAGCTGTGGAACGCTCGCGCTGACAATGATGCTGACGCTACGAAAGTACCTGCTCTGTTTGCCTTTATCCAGCAGGAAGTTCCGTTCCGGCTTGAGAACATCTTCAATATTCCCAGCGAGAAGATCACGCCCAACATTGTTGATGTCTGCGTTTGGTCGCTGTACGACAACAGCGATGTGATGTTTGATTACGACTCAATGGACGACCATCTTCGTGAGCTTCTGAAAGAGTATGACATTGACCCTGATGACTATGAGGAGGAAGAAGAAAATGGCAAAGACTGAAAATTTCAATCAGGAGCGCATTGATGCCCGCGACTACGCAATGCAGGTGTTCTGCTGGTGCATTGTGGCTGCCATGCACCAGAACGAAGGCATCTGAGCAAACCGGCTGATGAAGGCTTGCAATGAGATGGAGGAGTTCGAGGCCAAGTACGCCACAGCCATCCGTTACGGCGGCAGGGAAGCGGCCACCGATGCAATGCGGAATGACCTGACCGGCCTGTGCGACCTCGATATCCGGCTGCCTGTTCTGAAAGCCCCCCGCAACCGCAGGGAAGAACAGCTCCGTATGGCCCGCGACCAAGGCGGCAAGATTGCATGGCTTGTCATGGCTGCCACCTGCCGCACCACGTTCAAGTTCGGCAAAGATCGGCTGACCCGGCTCCTGAACGAATCGCTCGCCAACTACCGGCAGTTCCTCGAATGGGATGCCGAAGACCACGAGTACGCCGTGAACAAGCTCTGCCGCATCGTCGAACAGGCATTGCATGAGGAGCTGAAGGTTGCCGATGAGAGCAAGCGCACCGAGTTCCTGTCCGTATCCGGCATTACGCCCCATGACTACGGCGAGATTATTACTGCCGTACATCTTGCCCGCAAGGACAGTTCCGTTCCCATCGCTGTCCTCAGCCAGAGCGAGATCGACCGGCGCATGGGAAAGCTCAAGAGGGCGTGACCTATGGCCGTCATCTGCCAGCCTGACTGCGCCCGCCGGCATCCCGGATGCCACGACCACTGTGAGGAGTACGCCGAGAAGTCTTCCGCCAGAAAGAAGCAGCTCGAAGAATATGAGGCCAAGAACATGAATCCGTACTGTTGCCGCTGGACCCACCACGAGACCAACCGCAACATGAAGCGGAAGTTCAAAGGCCACGATAAAGATTGAGAGGAATCAGCCATGTACGAATTTTTGCGCCAGCTCGATGTGATGCTCCAGAGCCTTACGAACTGGCTGTCCTACGCCGCCATCATCGTTGCCGTTGCGCTGGCTCTCTGCCAGCTCATCTACTTCATCATCGAGAAAAAGGAGAACCACCATGAGCATCTTTGAGAAACGCATGAGCAGCTTCGTTGACCGGGGTAACAAGCTCATTGCAGAAGGGAAGACCAAGGAGGCCATGAAGCTCATCACGCATGGCCTCCAGCACTACTCCGACCTGATTCTCCGCGCCTTGACACCGTATTCCGAGAGCGATGCTGGCCTTCTCGTCTTTGCCCTCCGACACATCGCCGATGAGATTGAGAAGAACAACCCTGCTGCCAAGCCGCTCTACGAAGGCATGAAGAAAGTCGTCATCGCACCGCCGCTGACCGAGATTCAGAAGGTCAAAAAGGCGAACCGCCTGTGA